GGTCGCGTCGAGCGCGATGAAGCCGTCGTTGTTCGCCGTACGGAACTGGTACATCCGGCGCACGTTCAGGTTGTGGAACGTGCCGATCCCGTCCCGCACGCGGATGCCGCTCTCGATGAAACTGAGATTCGACACGTTGAGGAAGTGATCGCGCGGACAGCCGTCCACATCACCGCGCGCAAAGAACCCGCCGAACTCCTCCATCACGACCGGGACGTGGTCTCTCATGAACTCAGCTCGTACCAGAGCCCCGGATGGATCCGGAACCACGTATCGAGAATCGGATTGAGCACGAGATTCGTGTTCGGATTGAAGGGCGGGTCTTCATCCCCGCCCGTGAGCGAGCCGCCCTGATCGAACGCGAATCCGTAGAGCTTCCCCGGGCAGATCCGGGTCGCGCAGCCGGGCGCCCCGATCATGCCGCCGCCTCTCGTCTGCGTGAAGAGATACAGCGGACCCCGGTACCAGTCGTGCGGCGGAACGAGGAAGTCGATGTAGCAATGCTCGCTGAAATCGACTCTGCTGACTTGGGCTTGCGGAGCGAGTGCCCAGAGATCGGTCTGCTGCCCCGCGTACCGTCCGAGCAGAAACGGACGGATCGTCTGGACACGGACATGGATGATGTCCTTGTCTTCGAGCGCGTACGGGGCGAGACCGTGGGTGAACGGCATCTCTTGTCTCTAACGAATCACGCCCACGACTTCAGCGGATACCAGAGCCCCTTCGTAATCCGCAGCCACCCGCCACCCCGGAACGCATCGGCGAGCGCGAGGTTGGGATTCGGGTCGAAGGGCAGCGGACCCGATCCCGGCTTGAATCCGGCCGGGTCGAGCATCAGCGCGTAGAACTGCATCGGCTCGACGGTGAAGGGACGGATCGCATTGCCGTCCCCGGTGAAGTTGAGATTCGGCGTGTTCCACCGGGTGAAGAAGTAGCCCGGCCCCCGGTACCAGTCGTACTGCGGAATGATGTAGTCGATCTGCGTGATCGCCGGAGTGGCCGGATTGATGTCGAGCCGGTTGAACGCGGCCTGCGGGAAGATCCCGTACACATCGGTGCCGAGGGAGATATCGGTCCCCAGCAGGATCGGCTCGCAGACGAGCGGTTCCTGATTGACAATATCCTTGTCTTCATACGGCCCGACGCCTAAGCCATGCTGAAACGCCATCTCACACCCACCTTCTTCTGCCGGTGATGGTAAATGGGCGTCTCCGCGTACGGGCGCCCTGCTTCGATTTGACTCCGATCCGCATTACGGCGCCGAGCGCCATCATCGCGCGGCCGTTCAGCTCCTGCGCCCGCATCGGGTTCTCCCCGATGTACTGCGCGGCCATCGCGGCGATGCGGTTGATCATGAACTGCTTGCTGCCTTTCACGTCGATCGTCGAGTGCTCGTCCGTGACGTAGAGCGCATCGCGGAGGTAGTACATCAGGACGTCGCGGTCGGTCGTCGCGCCCACGAAGTGGATGTCCTCGTTCAGGTAGCTCCAGTACCGCAGCTGATCGGTCGGCAGGATCTGCGGCACCCACTGGCGCCGGATCATGTCGATGAACGTGTCGGTCGACCCGGCGAGCCGCTCCAGCATCCGCTGCGGCTGCTGCATGTCGGGCGGCAGCAGCGGTCCCATGTTCCGCGTCCCGAGCGGAATCAAAATAGGCGCGGGCGTCTCCTTCTCCAGCACGAGGATGCCGTTCAGCTCCAGTTCGTTCTGCAGTTCCTCGGCCGCGTCCTTCGCGTAGGGAAACAGCACCTGCGTCGTGTAGTCGGTCTGCGACGGGTCGTTGAGCTTCGCGGCCGCCTGCTCGATGCACTCCAAGATGGTGAAGCCGGTGTTACCTGCCATTTTTCTCGTGCGGAGAATTCATCAGCTTCGCGTATTCCACCGGCCTGAGCACGTACCCGCACCCCGGCATCGCGCATTTGAGCGCGCCGGGAAGGACCGGATTCATGCAGACCGGGCACTTCTCGATCTCCTCGGGCGGCGGACCGAGCAGCCACTCGCGTTTGATTTCCAGGCTCTCGGCTGCGTGCCGTTGCAGGTCGGCGATCCCGAGCGGACTTTTCGTTTTCGCCCACGTGTCATCCGCGATCTCGACCAGATTCCGGAACCACTGCGTCTGCATCTCCCTGGTCGCCTTGAGCTGGTGCGGGAACTTCGTCGCCATCGTCTTCTCGTCGTACTCACCCGGCACCGCAAGCAGGCCGGGCATCGCATCGGGTGGTTGCGCCGCGAGCAGCGCGGTCGAGTAATCCATGATGATCGACTGGGCCAGCTCCAAGGCGAGGACCGGAATCTTCACCCAGTGGACGTCTTTCATTTCGGCGAGCGGATCGGGATTGATCTGGTGGTACGCCCCTTCGGGGATCACCGTCGTCGAGAATTTCAATTTCCCGTCCCCTGGCCTGATGACGTAGTACCCCGGCGTCAGGCCCGGCTTGTACTCACCGAGTTCATACGGGAGATACGAAGCTATTGTGGCAGGCATGTCTTCCTCGTCGCGTCGTTCAGCATCACCGTATCCCCATCGCGCACAGAAGAATGGAGAGGATCGTTTCTCACCGAGGCGTCGATGAACTCCCGCATCATCTCGTCCTCTCTCCGCATCTCGTCTTCTTCCGCGTCCTGCATCTGCTGCGGAGAAAGCACCTCTGGATTCCGGTTCGCATCGATCAGGAACTCAATCGCCCGCCAGACCGGCTCCTTGGCCCGGCCATCCGTTTCGTATCCGAACGTCCAGAACGGCTCGTAGCGGCAGACCGCCTCGGGATACGGTTCCGTCTCGGCGAGCCGTTCGAGGACCCACTGCGGATCGAGATAGGGGTACTTCCTGACTTCGCGCACTTCGTCGACCTCGCGCACGAGGATGTTCGTGCCGGGCACGTAATCGACGAAATGCCCATACCGCTTCTCGGTCTGGAACTGACTCCAGATGATGCGGAAGCGCGGCCGACCCGTCAGATCACGTCCGAACTGATCGGCCAGCCGCGCGTTGAACAGATCGAGATCCATCTACCCCACCGGATACCATTGCTTCCCGTCGGAGTAGAGCATCTGGGCTCCGCCTGCGGGGATCGATCCGGCCGTGGCAATCGGCAGGTTCGGCCCCACCGCCGTACCGCCGGTCGCGAGCGTCGCACTGGACCCGGTCGCCCCGGCCAGAATGATGATTCCCGTGAACCCGGTCCACGGGAGCTGGATCGTGGTAATCGCCGCGCTGCCGCTCACCTGCGTGATGAGCGCCTCGGGAGCGGGCATCATGGGAGTGGACGGCACGGGCGTCGGGTTGACGACCCCGCCCTGCAGCCCGCCGACCGTATTGAACGGCCACCAGTTCTCTTCGATTTTGCCCATCTTAGTACCCCGACGGAATGGTCAGCGTGTCGATGTAGACGCACGCGGCCGGGTTCCGAACAAAGAGTTGCCACGAGATCGTGAGATAGAAGACTTGGCTCGTCGCGACGCCTCCAGATGCCCCTCTCAGCTCGAAGATCTTTCTCCCGTCCACATCGTAAAATTTCGCCGGGTGCATCTCGGCGCGGCCCCACGTTTCCTGATAGATGAAATCGATGCGGGTCTTGTCCCACGAGAAGTGAGTTTGAACCGGTGCACCCGCCATCTGCATGTTATCCCCGAAATACATATCGAGGGCTTCCTCCCTCGGCTGCTTATGTATGATCGAGACTAACTGCCCGACACTTTCGTATTGCTGTTTTTGACATGGATGCATCCATGCCTGCACTTTTCTTACTGTGTTCTCCCCGACACGATCTCCCACTTTGTTGATGGCGAGACGGGCAAGTGGAAGCACAAACGAACCGTTGGCGGCGACGCGGTTGGCTCGGACTTCGGGAGTGGTGGCACGGTTAAATCCGAGCCACGTGCCAGTTGACGCATTGGAGTGGTGATACTGGACACCGAAGACGGACGTGGGATTCGGCCCCGCCAAGCCAGCCACCACAATGAGATCTCCAGCAGTGAGACCTTGGACGGTCTGGTCGACGCGGATGATCTTGTTCGGGAGGTCATAGTAGATCACCTTCGGCAGGTTGCCGGGGTTCGTGCGCTGGATCGTCAGGGTGGGATCGTAGATATTCAATCGCATCCCGTATCTGATCAAGCGTGCATTGAACCCGTCCGTATTCAATAACCACGTATCGTTCGTGATCGCAGTCGTGGAGAAAGAGGTGACCGTCCCCAATGTGCCAGTTCCATCCCGCATACACATCGAGTCCAGATTCCGTCTGAACTCCTGCATCGACTTGGTCGTCAGTTGTCTGACTAAGTCGATGATCGCCTTTCTCCGGTCGTCCGTCGCCCATTCCGCTTTCTTCGTCCATTGAATCGCCTGTCTCAGGTGGACGGGCTGGAGCGTCGCGACGTCATAGGTCGGCCCGTCGCCCTGTCCCAGATCACCGCCATCCGGATCGAAATGTGCGAAATCCCCACCCGGTCTGAGTTCGAGGGGGATACGCATCGCTCTGTTAGAAACCTTGATGACCGGACGCTTCTCGATCCGCGCGAAAAACTTGTCTTCGCGCTCGAAGAGCATCGGAAGCACCTCATCGACGTGCTCCAGCTCGGTCGCGACGACCTGCAGTTCATTGACAGCCATTTACGAGCCTTTCAGCTTCACGCGGCCCTCGAAAATATCCTCATCGGAGGTTTTCGAGTAGTCAATTTTGCGTGGATCGGCTGACTTGACGGAACCGCCGCGTCCCGATTCCGAAGGTGGCCGTCCGGTTCTCCCGCTCCTCACGAGCTGCGGTCCCCGGTTCTCGACGGATCGCTGCTCGTCGGGCTCGCTGGCCCGTCCGATGGCTCGACTGCGGTACTGCGTTCGGACTGAGGGGATAATCGGCCTTGCGCGTTCGAGGTACGCGGACACGATTCTCGATAGGCTGTCTCGACTATACCCGGTTGATTCTGATCGCTTCCAGAGCGACGTCATCTTTCTGAGATGGTTCTGGTCGGCGCTGATCTGATTCTCGACATCCCGCTTAATCTTTTCCACCAGTGCGTCCTTGGTGAAATCACTGAGCCGGTTGTCGGGGTCGAGTCCGGCTCGGATCTGGGCGTCGAGGTTGCGCTCGACGGAGCTGTGCGCCACCCGATACGCGCTCTCAAATTTCTCGCGAACGATGGCCTGTTCGCGGTTGGATAGCTCCTGCTCCTTTTCACTGAGACGGGTGTCAACGGGAGGCGCTTCCGATCGATTGATCTCGTTGGCGTCGTCATAATAGAACTGCATGATGTTGCGGGCTGTGGTCACCATCGCGTGCCCGGCCGTCGAGTTCGGGTCCTGGCTGAGATACCGGCGCCCCGCCATGTTCATCTGCTGCGCGACGCGCCGCACGAGCGGATCGACCGCCGCGACATACGCGGTCTGGTCGACCTTGCTCAGATGGTCGAGGAAGGTGACCGCGATCCGCCGGAAGCTCTCGGGCGAGGCCTGCTTCACCGTTTCGAGGAGCTGGGTCGGATCGCCGCGCCCCACCAGACTGTCGTTGAGCGCCGTGAAGGTCTCGTTGTTCTCGGCGGCCTCCCGCGCATCGTCGAGCGTCGGGAACATCTCGGTGTACTGGGATTCACGGTAGTACGCGTTCTTCAGCTCTTTGTACTCGTGCGTCTTGGCGAACTCGGGAAATTTTTCTCGAATGCGTTTGAGGTCGAGGCCCCGGGCGCTTTCTTCAATGAGTTCTTCGGACGGCTCTTCTTCCTCTTCTTTTTCTTCCGGCTTCCCTTCGATGCGCTCGTCTTCTTCACGGATCAGCTCCCCCGGCTCCGGCATCACGTAATCGGGCTCTTCGGGCTCCTCGACCGGTGCCTTGTCCTTGCCGCCCCGGAGCGCCCGCGCCGCATCGATCGCACGGTCCATCTCCGCCGTGTCATCGTCGAACTTCTCGGGCTTTCCCAGGGTGGCAATCGGATCGTCGGCCATTTACATCACTCCTCCGGCGCCGTTCGGGGGCGGACCGCCGGGAATCATCGGACGGGGAGCCTGCTGCATGGGTGGAGGCGGCGGGGTGGGCGGACCGGGCGCGCCGGGTGGCTGCTGTCCGGCCGGTTTCGGACCACCCGGCGGCGGCTGCATCGCCATCTGCTGCATCGCCAGCTGCTGCATGGCGGCCTGATGTTCTTTCAGATGGAGGATGCAGTTCAAGTATCCGGCGGGATTGGTTTCCTGCAGATAGAGCCCTTCCTGACCGGTGCAGAACAGTTTCAGGACCTGGATGTGCACCCCGTGATCATCGACATCATGATCGACCGGCACGGTGGATTGCTGCGCGTCGGGCGGGACATCCTGCGGCGTCGCCAGCGAGAGCTTGCGGATCTCAATGAGCTGCTTGGTGCGATCGGTCTCGCCCGGCATGTAGAACTCGGGGAACCCCAGGGCATCTTTCGTGTTCTGGGCATTGTTGGGGTGGAGCATGATTTGTCCGATAACCGGGTTCTGCAAAGTTATCAAAGACATGAACAAGTCCCGCTTCTGCGACCACGTCAGCGGGAACTGTTCACTCGGATCGGGCTCCACGTTCCCCACGCGTCCGGTCAACTCCGCTTTTCTAATCCAGACGGTCTCGAAGGCGTTCCCGTTTCGCCTCACGAACTTCTCGTCCTCCAAGAGGTGCGTCGCGTACAACCGGCACGCCTTCGCCATCGTATTGGCCCACAGGAACTTCATGTTCGTCCAGTGGTTCGAGAGTCTCTGCAGCGCAAAGTTCCGCGACTGGTTGTATTCGGTCGCGGTCTTGGAGCCACTGACTTGTGCGCCACCAAAGATTGAAGGGACGGCGCCGAGGAGGAACTGCATATCGGCGTTGAGACTGTTCCATAGCTCGATGTCCTCCTCGTTCATCGCTGAGGTGCGGGTCTGATAGAACCCGGCCTCCAGCGGCTGGCCCTGCGGGGCGGTCGCGAAGGTCACATAGCCGGGTCCGGCCATCTGCTGGCGGTAGGCTTCCTCATCGAGGACGGCGGAATCCGCAAACGTCTCCGGGATGCCGAACTGGTGCTTCTGCAGTCCGAGGTTCTTCGCTTCGTTGAAGGCGTCTTGAATGTCGAGGGCCGGACCGCCCAGTGGAATGCCGTGAATGAACGAATCGAGCGGGTTCGTGCTCAGCGTCCAATGGTCATCGAGCGATTCATCGAAGGCCTTCGCGAAGGTATCGTTGACGAAGATGACGCACGCGCCGTGCGGGAACTTCCGCTTCAGCTTCTCGACCGTATCCGACCGATAGCCGCCCTGCTGGCCGACATAGGCTTCAAAACCCCAGTTCCTCACCCAGCAATATCTGACCGTCACCTGATTGAAGAGCTGGTCGGAGAGCAATTCCGAACTCGTCCGGCCCCAACGTTCGTACGAGTAGAAATCGCTCACCGACCTGATGTCTTCCTTGATGTTGGGGAACTCTTCCCGGGCGGCGGCATAGTGCATTTCCAGCTGGAGTTCCAGGAGGCCCACATCTTCCTGTCGCTTGGCGTAAGATGAAATGCGAAGGTTAAGAGGTCCATATGACTCGATGAAAATGCGTCCCTTGGGGGTATCACTATAACCGGTGAGCCGGGGAATAACTTCCTCGAACACCTCACCTGCTTCGAGCTGACCTTCATAGCCGCAATTAGGACATACGTAGGTCTGCTCGAAGGGGGCTTCCCGCGCGACCTGCGCCTGCTCCTCGGGGGTGAGTTCCCCCTTGAACTGCGATCCCTGCTGCTCCTGCTTCTTGTCGGAGTTATCACTCAGCGGAACATTCTGCACCGGATTGCCGCACCGGGGGCACACGAGCTGCTGGAGCTGGACCTTCTCGTTGGTGAAGCGCGGAATCGGGATCGTCCCGTACCGGTCGTCGTCATCCCAGTGCACGTAGGTGCCGCACAGCCCCTGGTTGTACATGATCTGCAGCATGTGGATGAGGAGCAGGGGCGCCTGATTGTGCCGCTGGAGCAGCTCCGAGATCAGCGAATAAGCCTTAGCCGTGGTGATGTCGTCGGGGTTACTGGCGTCGTCAGGGAAGAAGAGGACCGTCGGGATCGTCGAGGCCATCGCCGCGATGATCGATTCGCCGTAAGCCCGATAAATAGGAAAGGTCTTCGGGGCCAGCTGCTCGTTGTCATCATCGTTGCCACTCGGCTCCTGAAAGTTCTGAATGTTCCGGTAGTCGAGCGCGACCTCACTCCAGTAGATGAACTGATTGAGACGCCAGTATTCCTCCGCCTTCTTCCAGCGGCGGATGTTCCTTTCCCTGATGTACTGGTCGTCGCGTTCCAGCTGCTGGACGATGAACTTCAGTGCGATCTGTTCATCGTCGTCGGTCTCGACTTCGCGGCTCATACGATTAGCGCGGCAGCCCTCCCGAGAGACCCGGCAGCCCTGTCACGGGCGCCAGACCCGGATTCATGCCCATCGGTGCAGCGGGCGCGCCGCCCATCCTGAGGCCGCGTCTCCGGTTCCTGGCCGCGATCGACTTGGCCGGAGATGGCCCCTGTGGCTTGCGCGCGAGGCGCATCTTCGGGGACGAGCCGGGTCCGGCCGGACGCGCACGAGCTGAGGGATTCGCGCCCGGGTTCCACGTCTGGTTGGTGAACATCGCCATGAATGACCTACGCAATCACGACCGAGAAGGTGCGGTCGGTGTTAATGGTGACCGTGATGGTCGAGGCCTGAGAGATGTCGTAATCCATATCGAAGTTCGCGCGGTTGGTGATCTTCGCGAGCTGGCGCGTCGCGTCGAGCCGCAGGAAGATGGAGCGGACGTAGGGCACGGCCGTGAACGCCAGCCCCGCCTTGTCCCGCCCGGTGACGGTGGTGTCGATGTTGCCGGTCCCGACCTGTCCGATGGTGGCTGCCATTACTTGTTCCTTTCTATCCGCATCTTCTTCATCTTCGACGGCTTGAAGCCGCCGGACGCATAATACAGCCGGACCTGCGCTTTACTGAACGTCCGACCCGAGGGGCTCTTGTATCTGTCCGGTCCCGTTTTCGTGAATGGCATCGAAAGGCTCCCCTGCAACCTCAACTTCGGGCCGAATGAGATCCGCGATCCGCGCCTCATACTCTTTCTTCCTCTGAGCGACCAGCGGCTCGGCTTCCTCCCGATCGAGTCGCTCAGCCCGCCGGATGCGACTCGCGATCCCCTGCTGGCGGGGGATGGTCCGAAGCTGCGACACCGGAGCGGCGGCGGGCAGGGCGGGTGGAGGCAGCGCGGTCAGCCGCAGCATCAGATCCTCGGTGCGCCGGTCCGCCGCCCGCAGCTCTTCCTTGAGCGACGCGATATGGAGATCCCTAGCGGTACAGGCGGCGCATGGCCGCCCGGCGCGCAAACGATCCATGACGCCGAACACTAATTCTCGGATGGTTTCCACGGCTCTCCAGTTTTTCCATCTTCCGGTAGAATCCGGTCACATTACTCGTTTCATGGAATTCCTTGACGATGACGTCTTCTTTGGCACGGCGGTCGAACTCGTGACGGGCCTCTCGGACGTAGCGATCAGCTCGCTTCAGGAGATAACGGAGGCAATCGTACGGGTCGTCCCCGACACCCGAGTCCGATGCGTCCCATTCCGCCACGTCCTCGACATCCTTCGCGTCGTAGACGCAGAGGGGAATGCACTCAATCAGGTGCCGACAGACGTCAAGAATCTGCAGCCGTGGCAGATGGTCCTCGATCTGTGGTGGCGCGAACAGCTCGATGTACCGCTGCCACGCGGCCTGGGAGAGCCGCTTGAGGCGGGCGGCCTCCTCCTCGTCAAAGACTTTCCCGTCCTGATGGACGAAGACCGGCTTGGGACGCCATCTCAGGTACTCCTGCACGAGTGTCTTGCCGCTCACGCGACCCTTCGACGCCTGCTCCAGTGGTATCGCGCGCTCCCCGTACGCCTCGGTGAACTTCTCGGTGAACTGAGCGGCAATCGTCTTCTCCTCGCCGCGCTGGTCCCACGCATTCGTATCGAGGACCACGGCCCGCAGCGCCTCTCCCCGGCTCGCTTCGCCCATCTCTGTTGCCCAGACAGCGACTTCGGTATTTCGCACGTAGTACTCGCGGTAGACGAAGCAGCGGCCCTGTGGGGAGATGGCACCCCAGAGGCCGACCGTGGCGGCCTTGTAGCCCCAGTCGATGGCGAGGATCTTCGGCCACCAGTCGGGGATGTGAGAGTCCGGAATCACGTGCAGGGCGTTCTCGGGCTCATCGGGGTAATGGTGCGCGCGGAACGTGTCGAAGACCTGCCCTGAGAACGTCCACCAGTCGCCGTACAGCTTCGCGGCCTTCTCGGCCTCGGGCAGGGCCTCTAGCCGGACCAGATAATCCGGATCATTCTTGAGCAGCTGTGGATTATCCGAGCCAAACGCACGAATAAAAATGCGCTGAATGAACTTGGGCTTGCCGAAATTCGCGTGATCCGGATTCTCTTCAAGGATGTACTGCCCGTGTTTGTCGAAGAAGTACTGCCGCAGGATCTTCCCGCCCTCCTTGCACGGCTCGACGAACCGCTTTCTGACCCAGCCGTGGCCGATGTTGCCGGGATTCGACGCGGAGAACATCAGGGCGGGCAGGTCGGCATCGGCGGAGCGGCACCTGCTCAACATGTACAGATACTGGAACTCGGTGAAGGAGGTCAGCTCCTCGAAGAAGATATAACTGAACTGCTCCGTGTCGTAGCGCCGGATATCTTCCTCGTGCTCAGCGGCGTTCAAAAAGAGCTGCGCGCCCCACGGCCAGCTCCAGACGCGGTCCGTATGGTTGTACTTCCCGCCCGTCTGCGGGAGATACTCCATGCACCGCTTCACGAGTTCCTTTTTGAGTTCGGGGATCGTTCTCCGGATGATGAGCCCCTTGAACATCGGGTGCTGGTACCAGAGGAGCTGCCTGGAGCGGCACGGGCGGATGACGGGCATCACGACGCCGAGATCCGTTTTCCCACCCCCGGCCGCCCCGCCATAGAACAGTTCGAGGACGGAGAAGGGGACCGAGGCGGCCAGGGTCTGCCGCACGTTCGGGATCCATTCCTTCTTCGTCGTCGTGAACTGTTCCAGCATTTACCTGATATTGAGATCCAGTGTTAACCGGAGCTGATCGGTCGCGGCCCACGTCCACGGCACGGCCGCCGAGACGCCCACGCCCGCTGGTGTTCCGGCCACGAGTCCCGCCCACGTCGGTCCGGCCGAATAGGTCACGGTGAGGTCCTGCTCCTCGCCGAGCCGATCCGCAATCGCCATCCCGTTGCCGACCGTGTCGATGATCCCCGAGAAGGGCGCCTGCACCGTCCACCACCAGAAGTTGTTTCCGAACTGCGTCGTGGACCCCATCGTCATGTTGATCGCGGTCAACAGCATCACGCCGCGCAGGATGAAGACGCCGTGCATGTCACCATCACCGATATCCGGACCGGGCGCATCGAGCGAATGCCACTCCGGGCCGTACTGGATCGGATAGCCCTGCTGATGCGCGATGAGGTGCCAGTACCCATCAGAGGAGTACACGTAGGTGGCCGTGCCGTTGCTGCCGAGCGGCGTTGCCATCGTGACAATCGTGTTGAAGAGCTTGTTCCCTTGCGAGGCGGACGGGCTCAGGTGCTGCAGCCAGACGACGCCGTTCAGGGTGTAGTTGAGGATCGTCACGAGCTGGCCGGGCGTCCCGGCCTTCAGCCCCATGACGTTCACGATGTCGACGGCGGTCGTGCCGGAGCCGGAGAAGAGAATCACCCCCGCGTTGCCGAAGTCGAGGTTGTTGATCGTGCCGGTCGCGGCGAGGATGTATTCACCGCCCTGTTGCGGCCCGCAGCAGCACCCGCCCGGCGACACGTTACTCACTTGCCCGCCCGCCGCCGGATGCCGAGCGTGAGCAGCCCGAGTCCCATGAGCGCAATGGTCGCGGGCTCCGGGGTCACTGCAGCGGAGGTCGTCGAGAACTCGTTCTTCAGGTCGGAGATGTCGACCGACCCGTTGGCACCGGTCGACGCGCCGAAGTCCTTCAGCACGAAGAGCTGCGATGTGTCAGCGAACGTCAGATGGTCCTGCAGGCTGGGCGGAGGATTCGCGGCGTCCAGCGTCACTTCATTGGCAGCCGTGCACCCGGCTTGGGTGGTGACTCCCGTGCAGATCAGCTCGTTGAAGTTGGTCGCGAAGGTGCCCAGTCCGTTCCCGTTGAAGAAGATGAACGCGTCGTTGATGCTGGTGCCCGCAGCGGCCGTCACGGCAAAGCTCAGTTTCTCGTCACCCGTCGCGTTCGGTCCCAAGGTGAGATCCGGGTTGATGTCGAAGCCCGTGCCGTTCACATCCGAGAGCGGCGAGATCGTGACGAGCGACCCGTTCACGGTCGGCGAGCTGTAGTTGAAGTCGGTGAAGGTGAGCGCGCCAATGGAGCAGCCCCCAGATGGTTCCGTGACGGCTGTGGCAATGGTGCACGGGTTTGCATTCGCCACGGCGGCGAGGGCGAGACATGCTGCTGCGAGAAGAACTTTCATCGTCGTGCTCACTTTCCTAGAACCACCACGAATTTTCCGACCGATACTTGAAGCTGAGCGTGAATGCCGT